GGCTTCCAGTTCCGTTGCCCAGTCGAGGCGAGCCGCAGAGTGATGCCATTCACCGCTCAGGCCCCGCCCCTCGCAGTCCAACCATTTGATAGTTTCAGTTCTCATATTACCTCCGCGATTTCGCATGGCTCCATGTGGCGCGGCCACCACCCGCCGCAAGCTGGGCATTTTCGTTCGTGCGACAGCCCGTGCTGTCGCGGTGCGTATTTTTCCAGCAGTGCGGCTGCGCGAGCGGCCCCGGCCTCGTAGAGCGCCATCAGCAGCTTCTCAGCCTGCTCGTTGATGTCGCTTCGCATCCCCGTGGCCTGTTCTGCTATCAGCCCGCTCAATGCTCGTCGCGTTTCCGTGACGGCCTCCAGTTTCGAGTGTGCTCTGTCCATAGTTATTTGCGTATAGCGCGAACCTCAGACAGCGGCACACGCTTGAGCTTTTTCATGCCATAAACGTAGAGCATAACCGTCTCTCCTTGCGGAGCGAAATAAACCGTAGCGCGGCGCGAGCATGGATTCCCACGCCCGTTTCTTGTGCGCCAGTTCACAATGTCGTCCGCTTTGATGCCGCTCATAAGTGCCCCCATTCTAGGGTCACTTCTGCACCTGTCAAACGAAAAGTTTTCTACGCCACCATTGCCGGCAGCGGAACGACGCGCCCCCAAATGCAGATCGGATGCTTCGTCGCGCTTTGCATCACCGTGGCGCTGGCCTCGACGGTCAGCGACTCGCGCGTTCCATCGCGCACCAGCCGGTAGTTCACGCGATACGGCCTCCAATGCTCAATCGTATCCCTCCACTGCTCATACACTTTTTGACCGTCCTCCGGGTGAAGCGCAGCCATCCATCCGCGTCCGAGCATTTGATCCCTAGAAAGTCCGAACAGCTTGGACAACGCCGGATTCACCCAAACACATTCCCCGGCTAAATCGCACTCGAAATGCCCAATCGGCGATTCCTCGAACGCCATCCGCGCCCGCACGTTTGCAGCCTCAGCGGAATTGACGGCGTGAGTGATGACTGTTTCCAGGCCAAGCAGCCGCTTCGCCATTCCCGCAATTTCCAACTTTGTTTCCGCTATTTCCAGTCTAATAGATCGCAGTTCCACCACCAGTCCATTCACCGATCCTGTTAATTTTTCGATGACGATAAATGGGCTGTAAATCCAGCCGAACGCCCAAACAAAAAACTTACGCACCGGCTTGAACGCCAGCGTGCAAAAGCCCATTGCCACGCCAAGCCAATCGGCGTTCTCGCGGGCAAACCGAATCAGGTCGTGGTTTTCGTCGCTCATGCCAGCGCAGCGAGCGCGGCAGCGTGCGCGGCGGCAGCGGCCTGCGCGGCGGCGAGGTCCGCTTCGATCTTCGCCCTGCGGGCGGCGGTGGTGTGCCCCTTCGCCTTTGCTAGAGCCATGCCCAGCCCAATGACATCGGCATCGTCAGGGTATGCTGCCATCACGGCGGCGAAGCGCGGCTCGGCTTCCGCAACGATGCCGTCAAGATTCACTTGGATGGCTAGCTTCGCGGCTTCCACAGCGGCGGCTTGGTCGGCGTCCTTCGCGGCGATTGCTGCGGCGTGTGCGGATTCCACATTGTCGAAAAACGATTCCAGCGCGAGCTGGACCGCAACCGGGTCTTGCGCCTCTTGGAACGCATTGACTAGCGCGCCAACTGGCGAGCCGTTGACGGAGACGTTGCGAACATTGGTAATGATGATGGATGGCATAGCTTTAGGGTTCGATGATGAAGTAAGTGACGACAGATGTATCCAACGAAGTGGTAACATTCGCCGTTTTGCTGGTGATCGTGAAGCTCGCCCCGGCGCTGCGCGTGATCGAGTAGCTATCGCCAATAGTTCCGCCGTCCGTAAAGCGGTTAATCCAGATGCGGCTATTGGCCGTAATGGCGGTGTCCGTTACCGTGACTGTGCCGGAAACGAGAGTTGCGTTTCCGTGGCGTAGCTTGGCGACAACCGTGCCGCCTCCCACCGCGAGCGTTCCCGGCACCACCACGGCGTCGGATGCCGTTCCGAGCATCACCTGATTCGCCGCCGTGCAAGTCGCATTGACGCCGATGGCGGTTTGGTTTGATAGCCCGGCAACGCCGTCTGAGTCATAGCCGATGAACGTATTGTTCCCGCCGGTCGTTATCGTGTTTCCGGCATTGCGTCCGATGCCCACGTTGTTATCCCCGTTCGTTACATTAAGCAGTGATTGCGGGCCGATTGCGATGTTGTAGTCCGCCCCAATTCCCGCGCTTCCAAGCGCCGCGTAGCCAAAGCACATGTTGAAGCTGCCGGTTGTGAGCGCCGAGCCAGCCTGATCTCCGATGAGCACGTTGCTTTGCCCGCTGGTAAGGATGTATCCGGTGTAACTCCCAATGCAGACATTCTGCGCGCCGGTGGTCGTTGCGCCGTTGCCCGCCCGGCTCGTGGTTGTGCCCAAGAAGATGTTGCCCGCGCCGCCAGCGCCGTTTGTCGCGAAGCGGATGTCAGCGCCAAGCCATGCCGTCTTGACCACGCCCAACCCTCCCGCCGTTTTGAGGCTCGCCGCTGTGGTGCTGGTTGCGTCAGTGGTTGAGCTTGCTGCCAGCGTGGTGAAGCTCCCCGCCAGCGTGCTGCCGGTGATGTCGCTGGTCAGCGCGATGGTGCCCGCCGCGTCAGGGAAGACTATGGCCCGGTTGGCGGTGGGGGCGTGGGAAAGAGTGGTAACATGGGTGCCGTTGCTAAGATTAAAAGTGTGGCTTGTCTGAATATACGACCCGTTTCCGTTTGTGTATATGTGAGCGTCTTCTCCGCTTGTGGAAATGCTAGCATCATCCCCTGATGTTGCAATAATTCCGCTGGGGCCGTTTGTCTGAATTGTTCCGAGTTCGGAAACAATGGATCCGCCACCTGTGGCTTCTATGTTCCCGTTGGCTCCAGATGTCGTTATACGGGAGCTTATTCCTGTTACAGAAATATCACTAGTGCTGGTCAATCCAGAAAACGTCGGGCCGTCCGTCATCGCCACGCTGCCGGTGCCGCTAATGGCGTAGCCTCCAAAAGCGCCGTTGTTGTTGTATTGAACCTGTGTGTTGCTGCCTCCGGGTGCCCCAGCATTGTCAGCCGTCCAAGTCAGCGCGCCCGTTGTCGCATTGTCCAACGTGAGCTTGTATCCATTCGTCCCTGCCGCGCTCGGGAACGTGAGCGTTAGCGGGAATGTGACGGTCTTGCCAGCGGCTACGTTGAGCACGCCGTTTGCGCTGGTCGGGGTTGTGCCGGTGTCGTTTTGATTCGCAGTGATCTGGCAAAGCAGCGGCGTCGTCGCGATGCCGTTGGCCGTGTCGGTGATCTGGATTGCGGCGTAGCTTTGCGAGGTTGCGGTTGCGAGCCAAGCCTGCAATTCTGCCGACGAAATAGGAACGGTGAAAGTATAGACTCCGGCGTTTGCCGATGCGCTGTTGACCTGAACTAAGAAATCCCCGTTCGGCGTGGTCGAGTCTTTGATTCCGAATATCCAGACCGGAGTAACAGCGGGCGTGAACAGCGTTCCGTTATTGCTCCACCGAAACACAAAGTCAATGGTGTCGCCTTCCGGCAGCACAAGCGGCGGCTGAAAGCGCCCGCTCGTGAGCGACGTCATCCACCGCATCCGGGTTTGGTCGTGAACGAAACTAATTTGGCCGGCGGATGGCATGGCGGTTTATGGTGCTACGGCGCGAACGGAAATGAGGCAGGCGGCGGTGTTTGCCCGAGCCCCCCATGTGGTTAGCGAGTTGTTGAAAAACACGGCAATGCCACCGCCGACGCTGGTGCTACCGGCTTTCAGCCGGATGCAATACGTCGCGCCGCCGTCGCTCGAAATCTCGACGTAGTTTGTAGGATCGAGGTTCTGCAACATGACGTAACCGGGCGTTGTGCCCATGTCTCCAAAGTCGAGCGCCTCATAGCTGGTGCCAACGCTTTGCGTTCCGTCGTTGCATTGCGTCCCCGAGACGGTCGCCTGCGTGGTCGCCACGGCGGAAATGCGGGCCAGCGATTTGAGGAATTGAAACGTGCCGGAAAATGTAAATTCGTTGGCCATGTGCGGAGATTAGTTTAGATGCGTTGAGTATTCAAGATTGAATTTTAGGCAACCGAGCGCACGGTGATTGTCCCGGCGGTGAAATTTGCGGAGCCGTATTCGCTCCAAAAATGCAGGTATGCAATGCCGCCTGTGACGTAGCTTCCGACGAATGTGATGGGCCAGACTTGGCCCCCGGTATCAACGGCAACAGGCGTCCCGTCCGGCACGTCCAGCGCAACGCTGAAAGTTTTGAAGATGCCGCCGTCCGGCACTGTCTCGCTTCCATCAAGGGTGATCGTTGCGGTCACTCCGCCGCCTCCCTGATTCGGGAAATTCACCTCGGCACTTCTGGTTTTCCCCGGATTGTCAACAACCGTAACGCTTGCCGAGTCCACAAGGTATGAGCGGATGAACTCGTCTCGCAGCTTGGCGACGATTCCTTTCAGCCCTTGGTAGCTGGTCTTGCGGTCAACCTTTGGAATGTCTGGCAGTTGTTGCGGCATGGCTTAGTTCGACGGCAACAGCACGGTGCAAACGTCCTCGCACTCAAAAAGCGCAATGCCTGCTATAATTTGTGTGCAGGTCATTGTGGTGGCGTTGATGCTCCCAACTGGAGTCAATCCCGAGACTAGCGCAGCGGGCGCATTGCCCGTGTATAGCGTTCCGTCTGCGTCGCGTATCTCGCTTTTGTAAATCACTGGCGTAAATGGAATATCCGGCGTGGTGTATGTCGGCACCGTTGGGCGGCTGGTGGTAATATAGCGCGTGGTTGTTTGGCGCGTGAAATAACTAAATGTGCGCGATGCCGAGGATGGTGTGGTAGTCCCGTCTGGATTCACAGTATCTTTTGCAACTGTGATCGTGCCGGTTTGATTTATATTCTGACCATTTACCAATGGAGCCGGGATGCCGCTGAACAGTCCTTTGAAGTTTAGCGTGACGGTCGGATACACCTGATCCTTATCGTCGCTCCAGCTTTGCAGATACCACGTCTGAGAGTTATATGTGTATGTCTGCCCCTGCGCGAGCGCGGCGACGTAAGCCACAAGGCCCGGCTGCGCGCCCCACATGTCCACCGTCAATGTGTCAATCCCCCAATCGCTCTTGCTGGCAATTGGTGTGGACTTTAGCTCGAAATCGTAGCCGGTTCCGCTGGCTGGTCTGTAAATTACCGATGGCATGGGTTATCCTCCGTTGATTCCTTTTTCAATCAGGTCCAATTTGGCAACTGCCTGTTTTTGCAATTCCTCGGCTGCCTTCCTGTTTGCCTGAGCTTGTTTGAACTCCTGAAGCGCTTTCGCTGCGCCTCGGCGCGTTGATTGCCCGCCAATTCCTTTTTCCGCGTTGTCCATAAGTCGGTTTATTTGCCGTTCCTTTGCCGTTGGCTTCCTTGGTTTCTTTCCGCTCAGAACATCGCGCAAGGCTTCGCGCGCCGCACCTTCGCCCTCAATGGCCTTTTGCGCCGCATCCTGCGCGTTTTTCATCGCGTTGGCAGCTTGCTCTCGCGCCGCCGCTTCTTGCTGTTGTTTGAGTTTTTTGTTTTTTTCTTTTTCCGCAGCTAGAAAGTGCTCGGTTGCCTCACGTTGTGTTTCTTGTTCGTATCTTTCGTATTCATCATTGGCCGCGCGCATTTCGTCGCGGTATTTCTCCTTATCCCTAACCGCCTGAGCCTCTAACTCACGCATCTCCTTATTACGATCTTCCAATGCCTTCGCTTCCTTTTTCGATTGCTCCTCCAACCTTGGGTCACTTTTTGGAGTTGCCATCATTTCGGCCATTGATGGTCCGAATTGTTCGCCAGTTTCGCCGCCTTTATTTGCGGCGTTTTTCAAATCCTCCGGCACCTTGAACGCAAGCGCTATCAAACCTGCTGGACCCGTTGCGAGTGCAGTATTTACCTCGGCAATCTTTTTGATGACACTGCTAACGCTGGCGTTCTTTACGCCCTCGATGGCTCCGACAACGGCGGTGGCCTTCAAGACAGAAAGCCGGGTTGAAATCTTTTGAATGGTGTCGCCGTAATCGTCTAGCCGCTTAATGTCTGCGTCCGATAGTTTTGCAGCTTCATCGGCCATTTTCCGAAGCGCATCTGCTCCCTGTGAAAGTCCAGGCACCATTTTAGCGCCGGTTTTTCCAAGAATGTCCATAACGCTGGAAAGCGCGGCGACTGGGTCTTTCGTATTTTTAACCGCTTCGGCAAGAATATGAATTACCTCTTCCGGCGATTCGTTGTCGATTTGTTCCCATGTGATTCCAAGCCTTTCAAACGCCGCCCGCGCTGTGCCGGTGTTGTTTCTGGCGTCGTCCAGCGACATATTCAAACGCACCATTCCCTTTTGCACGTCCTCCGCTTTGGCTCCACTAAGCCCAAACGCCTCGGTCAATCCCTGCATTGCGGTCGTTGACATTGAAAGCCGGTCGGCTGTGTCTTTAATATTCGACCCAAACTCAATTGCCTCGTTGCCGACGTTCTTAAGCATTGTGCCAATCGTGGCAAGTCCCCCAATAACCGCACCGCCAGCAAAGGCTTTTGCCATGCTGGCTCCCAGCTTGGTCGCCGCTTTATCCATGCGGTTTATTCCTGCTTGGAACTTGGAATCGTCAAGCCCCGACTTAAAATCGAGTGAATCAGTAGCCATCTTATTTGTCTGAGTGCTGTTTCAAAACTTTTGCCACGGCTCGCTTTCGTTCTGCGTGTGCGGTTCGGTCATTGGCAACAAACAGAACCGCCTGCCTTAAAGCAGAAACGGCAAACGGGATGTTGCCTGCTCCGGTGTTTGTTTTTTTGGCAAACTGAGTTGTGACAACAGCGTTTCTGATCTTTCCCGACAGACGCAATCCACCGGCCTTTTTTGCAAATCCTTTGCTGGCGCTTCCGCTCGATTTCATCTTTTCACCGCCTCTTATCTTTCCGCCAAGAGCCACGATTGCCGGAAACCATCCGGCGCGAACGCCTCCAATTCCCTTGAGTCGTCGCGCCATGATCTTCTTTTTTTCCGCCGCCAGTTCAGTTTTTTTGAACTTGCCTTGCTTGGCCGTTAGCGACTTTGCGGCGATCCGCGATAGCAGCTTTGGGCGTAAGCCAGCGCGGACTGCACTTGATTTTGTTTTAGGTGTGAATTGTGCCGCGCGAAATGCCACGTCCTTCAATGCCTTGTTTATGATTTCGGTAAAGGATCGGCGCGACGTTGCTTTGACGGCTTTCAGCGAAGCGTGAAGCTTTTTCATGTCCGCCTTCATGGTTACGCTCATACGATCTCGCCGCCTTCCGTCTCGTCTTCGTCCTGGACTCGGCGACAATCCACGCCGTGATAGACCACGCCTCCCGAATGGATTCTCTCGCAGTAGAAATTCCACCAATACGTCACGAAGCGCAGCCCGTCCGAGAGCGGCAACTCCCAACGGATTTGATGCGGAGTAATCGAGCCGTTGAGAACTGCCGAGACTTTGGCGACGTAGGACGCCTCCCATCCCGGCGTCATGCGTTTGGGCTTTCGGTTCCTGTCTCATCTTTAAGGTCCGGCTCGCTCTCGGCTGCTGCGATTTCTGACCATACTTGGGAAGCGATCTTTTGCACTTCGTGACCGGCTTTGCTGCCATGCAAAACGCCCGCCTCGTCCGTGTAGCTGATGCCGATTTTCTGCTCGTCTGCCCATGCGGAAAGATCGAGGCGGAAGCGCGCGCAGCCTTCCTCGCCGCGTGCGCGGTCAATCCGTTCCGGCTTTTGCAGGCACAGAAAGACAAGCATTGCAGCCGATTCGATTGTGGATTCGCTGCCGACGCGGAGGCGCTGAAATGCGGACTGGCGGGCGAAGCTGAAAGGCTCAAGGCGCTTGCCTTTGAAGTAGTGAGCAACGCCAAGCTCGGCGGATGCTTCTGGTGCAACTGCGGGTGTTTCAGTTTCCATGTTCTTAGATTTGAACTCCCCTCATCTGTGCGTTGCGAATCACGGTTCGGGTTGCGTTGTCGCCGGTCGATTCAGTCGCGCTGGTGCCAATCGTGTGCGCGATGGCCGGCACGAGCAGATTGCCGTCCGTGTCTTTGCGACGCCACAACGGAACGGTGTATTTGTCTCCGATGAACTGCGAACGGGTTTGCGATAGTCGGCGCGCAATTCGTCCGGCGTCCTTTGGAGAAACCTCCAAGTCGCTCGGCGTATCCCCTGCCGCTCCTTGGTCGTCCCAACCTTCGCAAATATCCGCAAGCAACTGCGAACGCTCGAAACAATAGACGATGTTTCCAGGCTGACCGTTGCGCCACAGAAACCGGATGGCGTCGTCATGCGACAGGCCCTTGGTCTTTTCGTAAAGCGCATGACCTCGAATGAAGGCCACGGTGTATTTGTTCAGCCCGAAAAGGCTGCGTCCATCGGCGTTTGCGAACGGAACGCCAAACGAGGCGAGTGCAATTGCCAGCGTGAGGTTGCTGCACTCGAATATCTGCTTCTGCGGTAATGCTTCTGTCGTCATTTGTCTGTGCGGTTTTTACGGTTCCCGCTCCGTTGGTTGGTGGTTTAAGCGACTCCGGCGCGAGCCTTGAAGTCGCAGGAAAAGCCGACGTAATCGCCCTCACCATAGCTGAGACTGCCCTTTTCCAGATAAAGCCCGGTCGTGGGCGCGCCCCAAATTGCGGTGATGGAAAAGGTGGAGGTGCCCGCGTTCAGCGTGGTGTAGGTAGTGACTGGCGCGAAAGCCGTTCCTAGAACGGACAGCAAAAGTGATCCGGTGTAAGGCCCGTTCACGTTGCGTATCTTGGTCTTTCCGCTGATCGAAAGCGACGCCTCCATCGGCCCATAAGCCACATTGTTGATGATGCCGTCGTATGAAGTTTTTTCTTTGATGAACTGCGGAGCGACATCTAGCGTGACGCTTTCGGCGTCAACGAAAAGTTCTGCGGCGGGAAGTGCGAAAGCGGGACCGGCGGTCCCTACAAGTGTGACGGGCATAAGTTATGGTTTTTCTAGTTGGCGTTTGAGATTGGAGACAATTTCGGAATGGACGCGGTGGCCCTCGGTGCCCTTTTCGAGCGTGGCGAGAAACGCCTCGCGCGTCACAAGCTCCTGCTCTAGCGGGGAAAGGGATGCCGAGTCGGCTGGTTGGGCGCTTGGTGCTGTGTCGAGCTTCGGCATGGGCGAAATAGTAAAGGGGCGTTGACTATTTGCAAGCGTTAAGTTTCTACGAAATCGTGACTGGCGCGCAGTGAATCGTGACGGTGCTACGCCGCACCAGCGTGGCCTCTAGCTGCTCCTGTTCGAGCGCCTCGCCCCGTTTGCTCACGCCATGCACCCGGAGTGCGCTGTTGCCCGTCTCCAGCGTTGCGGCGAGCGTTGGCGAACCATACCAGAAAGGGCGCGTGGCGAGGCTGTAAAGGTCGTCCAGAGTAGGGCCGTCGCCGTCGCCTAAATTGGCCTTTTGCTCAACTTCCACCTCCAAACGGACAGCCCATTTCGGCGTATTCAGCGAGCCGAGCGTTTCGCTTGTCGCCTCGGCGCGAAGGCGGATGCACGGAATCGGCAGCGTGGTCGCCGGTCTGCCGCTGTTGTCGTCGGCTTCGGTGGTCGTCTGGTTTAGGCCGCTGCTGGCGAGGTTGATGCGGACGGCGGCAAGTTCCGTCTGATTCGCCCGCAACGCGGCGGAATAGGCAGACTCAACTAGGGATTCAAGGCTCGGGTTGCTCATCGCTTGCTCGGATCGATTGCGGTGCAGTAATAAACTCCGTTGTTCTGGTCACAATCCTTCAGCACAAGGTCAGCCTCGATTCCCGGCAACCGAACGCGGCATTGCGGCTCCGGTGCCACTTCAAACGCGCTCACGAGCATGGTGAACGCATAGTCGCCGCCAATGGCGAAGCCGTCTATTTGCAGATCGTCAGACAGCGCCGTTGCGCCAAGAATACAGTTGCCTGTGACGGTGCCAACCGTCGCCTGCCGCGTGCCCAGATCGGAGGTCGCGGTGTCCTTTACGACCTCCGTTTGCGCGGTGTAAAGTTCACTCCAAGATGCGGTCAGTTGGCTGCTCACGCGGCCAACCTTAGCAAATTACTTTAGGCGTGCAAAGTATTTCCGCGCCGTCGTGACGATCTTCTCAGCGGCGTCGGACCACGGCCAATACGGAAGCGACGGCACCGGCACATGCCGGTAATGCTTCGCCATTTCCATTCGATCCACAATGTCCTTCACGCGCTGTTTAGCCCATCCCGTAACCGGGTCTGCCGTTGCGGGAATCTGGTAGTGAATCGCCTCGGCAACGTCCGCGTGCCCGGTCAGCACGTTGGCAATTACGGGCCTGCCTAGCGCGGCGTATTCCATTAACACCAGATTCGTGCCGCCCTCGCAGCGGTTCGGGAATAGGCCGGCGTCGGTGTTTGCCATTTCGCGCGCGAGGTCGGCGTGGTTGAGTTGCGGGAGGATCGTGAATTGTTCCGGCCTGAGTCCTTCCGCGCAAAGCACGGCATGATATAGTGCGGACTGATTCACCGTCGGGCCATCCCATCCCATTTTGTTCACAAGCTGCTTTGCCAAGTCCGGCCAGGGATTGAACCACGAGCAAACCAAATGCGCCTCGGGATGCGTCTTGGAGAACTCGCGGAACGCGGCGATGACCAAATCCTGCCCCTTGCGATACTCGAACTTGCCCCCGGAGAAGATGCGAAAGCCCGGCTTAGGGTCTGCGTAAAACGATTGCTTCATTCCTTTCCCATGTGCAACCCCGGCTTTATAATGCTCTGTTTTCCTTGGCGGCTTGGCTTTGAAAGTCTCTCCATCCACGCCCTGAATGAGCAGCGCCGTATTATGGATGCCGCGCTCGGCGAGACGGTCGAGGCACCATGTTGAACCGGCGAAAACAACGTCATACTTCGCGGCGTTGGCGGCGGCGTTCGGGCCAAGCGCATATTCAAAAAAACAGACGGCTAGATTGACGCGCGCGCGGACCGGACTTCCGGCGTTCAAGTCATGGTCAGCCAAGGGAATCAGCGCAACGTCGGCGTCGGTTTCGTTTTCTGTCAGCACGCCGAGATTTTGCAACTCGCGTGCGATGCTTTCACCGAATACGCCCCAGCCCCAGCCTTGTCCTTTTGCGCCGCAGTATTTGATTTTCATAATTTTCGGCAGATGAATGACAGATATTTGTCCGGCCCCGCGCCGGTTTGCAGGTTGATCTGCCGCGCCTCCAATATCTCGAATCCGGCGCGCTCGATTAGCGACTGCCAGCACGAAGCTGGAAAGACGCTGTAATGGTTGGCGTTGGTCTGGTGCGCGCAAGCGGTGTCCGGCGCGGGCATCTCGGCGTAAAGAATGCCCAGCGGTTGCAAGACGCGCGCGAACTCGATCAGGGTGAAGAGCGGAATCACGGAGTGCTCCAAAACGTGCCGTGCCCAAACGCAATCAAAGGCGCGGTCAGGAAAGGTCATATCGTTTTGGTCCATCTGCTCACAGCGAAAGCCCGCTGCGATACAAGCGTCAACGTCCTGTTGCCCTAGCGCGATGCCGAGCGGCGAGAATCCGTTTGCCGTGAACCATTCGAGTGCCGGGCCTTGTCCGGCTCCAACGTCGAGAATAGACGCGCCGTGCGATAGATGCGGCGCGACAAGCGCGGCCATGCGCGCGGTAAGATCGTCGTGCCCGGCGGTGCGCTTCTCTTCGTAAACTTCGGAGTTTCTCGCAGCAAGGAAAGCTTCTAATCTTGGATTCATATAAGGACGGGCTCAATGATTTTTGCGTTCCATTCCGGCAGGAGAGAGTTGTATTTCCGCGCGTTGCATGGGTTGCAAGAAATGACTAGGTTTTCGATTGAGTGCCGCCCACCTTTGGAAACTGGCATCATATGGTCTGTTCGGCATACCGCTCCGCGAAACTTGTTTCCGCACCAGTAGCAGCGCACTGATTTTTTCTTACGCCACGATTTCTCCCATTTCTCAATTACCTTGGTGTTGCCGATTCCGTTGTTGCGTTCGCGCGAGCGCCTTATGTGAACTCTCATTCTGTTTTTTTCAGGAAAGAGCTTGCAACGCATCCGATCATAAAGGCGAAGTCGTTCGCGGTTCTTTTCCCTCCATATTTTCAGACCTGCTTTTTTTCTTTCCTTGCTCTCCTTAATTTGCTCCGGGGTGCGCTTCGGCCTGCCTTTCCTCTCAGGAATCACTCCAGCAGCAATAAGCGCAAGCCTTCTTTTCTTGCGGCTTTTGCGAACTGTTTCGCGCCTCTTTTCGCGATTGGATTCAACGTAGCGACGCATTGAATCTTTCCGACGCGCCTTTCTTACGTCCGGGGGCAATGCGTCGCTACGTTTTGCTTTCATTTCAGCGCCTCCTTTATCCGCTCAATTGGCGTCGCCCAATCGTCGGCCTTCGGTTGCCGGAACAGCCGGAGCTTCGGGTAATAGGGTGAATCGTCGCGCCCCAGCATCCACCGCCAGTCCGGCGAGTTGGGACAAAGCATCCAAACCGGCGTGCCGACGCATCCGGCCAAGTGAACGCACGCGGTATCGACCGAAATCAGCAAGTCCATGCAGGTCAGTAATTGCGCCGTATCTGTCCAGTTTTCGATTTTCGGCGCGAGGTCGGTCACTCCGCGCAACCGCTCGAACTCATGCGCGCGAGGCCCGGCTTGGATGCTGTAAAAGTCGCGTTCCGGGTGCGCGTCAATGATCGGTTGCAGCATTTCCGGCGTGACGCTGCGCGCCTTGTCTTTGCCGTGGCTTGGCGAACCGGCCCAAACCAGACCTACGCGCGGGCGGGACAAGTTGCCTTCAATGCTGACTCGCCGCCAGTCCGGCATGATGCGGAGGCAATGCGCCTCGGGAATGTTTGCCGTGGTCGTGCCGAGAAAGTGCGGAACGTCAAGAAGCGGAAGGTGGTAGTCAAACGGCGTCGCGTCGCTGCGTTCCACCACGCCGGCCAGCCCGTCCACTCCCCGCATTACTTCGCGAAGGATTGGCTGGCATCCAAACAGCACGCGAGCGCCCATGTCTGCCAACGGCTTGGCGTAGCGAATGAAGTTGAACGAATCCCCAAATCCCTGTTCCTCCCAAAGCATGATCGTTTTGCCGTTCAACGGCTCGCCATTCCAGCGCGGGCGCGTCGTTTCCATTGGCTTTGTCGTGAACGTCTTGACCTGCCAGCGCGAGCGATACAAATCCCATCCGCGCGGGTAGTCGCCAAGCAACAGTGCCAGCATCCCCGCGCACATATTCGCCTCGGGGTTGTTGGGGTCTTGGTCGAGAACGCTGCCGTATTCGCTCGCGGCCATATCGTATTCGCCGAGCGCCCGGTGCGCGTCGGCTAGGTTGATCTTCGCCGCTCCGTGGTCGGGTTTGATCTTGAGCGCAAAGCCAAAACTAGTCGCCGCATTTTCATCCTCACCAATGGTAAGACACATCAGCCCGATTTGATTCATGGCGTTGGCTTTTAGCTCAGTATCGGAAAGCGGCGATTGCAGCACTTTTTCGTAATACTCAGCAGCGGCGAGGCGATCCTGCGGCGAGTTTGCGCGCTGCTCAATGCACCAGCCGACGTTGAACAGCACGGCGGGGTGGCTTGGGTCGTGATCAAGGTATTCGCGCCAGAGCTTTTCCGCAGTCGCGTGGTCGCCATCCGCGCCGCACTTGGCCGCGCGCTTAAGGAGCTTTTTGTGTTTTGGAGTCATTGGTTTTTTTGCTCACCTCAAACTTGATTGATTTCGAGAACGCCTTTTCAAATGAAACACCTCCGCGATTAACCAAACGAAGCCCTATCTTTGTAATCGCCCCATGTGTAATTGTTCCGCCGTCGATCCGACTCCACAGCATTTCATTTAGTTTTGAAAAGTTATCAAACGAGAAAATCCCGGCGTCTTTTTTTCGTTTTCCGGCAGTCGCTAGTATGTATTTGTTCATTTTTTGGTTTTCTTCGGCCTTCCGCCGAGCTTCCCGTTGCGCCTGGACGCGGCGGATTTCTTGGCGCTTTTGATCGAGCCAAGCGCCACGGCGGCGGGGTTTTTCTGCTTCACGATTCCACGTTTAGCCTAGCGTTTGGTTTCCGTCAACAGCAAAGAAAAAGCCCGCAGACTTTTCAGCCTGCGGGCCTTTCTTATGAACTACTCCAAACGGTTTAGATGGTCTCTTTCAAGCCGACGCCGATAAGCGCCGAGCGGAACGTCGCCGTGGTGGACGAGGTGAGCAGCTTGCCCTGCACATAGCGTTTGCATGCGCGGGTATCGAGCGCAACGCTGACCGTGCCGCTGCTTGCGGTGATGGCGGCGAAGGTCGGCAGGCCAGCGGAAGCGGCGAACGTGGTGTTGTCCGCGCTGTCGAGGATCGAGACTTGGAGCGAGTTTGCACCGTCAGCGGCAGCGCCAGCGTGAGTGAAAATCAGCTTGATGTTGCCGATGTATTCCTGCACATCAACGCCCGCATAGGTCTGCGTTCCCGCAGCGACAAGAAGGTTGACTGCCGGGATGAGCGCGAACTCAGAAAGTTCGCCGTTAAGGTCGGGTGATTGCATATTGTGTGGTAGGTTGGGCTGTTGAGTCGGCTGTTACGTAGTGGAGATAGAGAACGACTTGGCGTGGCGCACGGCGGTGTCGGTCAAATGCTGAATCACGATCCGAACCTGGCCCTGCATTGACAGGCTGTAAGGATCAACGATAACTTCGTTTCCGCCCGCGCCCCAATCGGCAATGATAAGGTCGTTCCAGTTTCCATAAATGACGCTCGGCAGAGTGGTGAGCTGGTTAGTGGCGAGGGCTTTATAGCCGTTCACCATGTCGTTTTTCCACACCGGGATCGAGTTCGCGGCGGCGATTTCCGCAACCAGCTTGGAGTTGCCTTTGGTGGCAACGCTGGTGAGGTAGCCGAGCGAACCGTTGAGCGCGTTGGCCGTGGCAACATTCGTCTCGAATTGGACGGCGTTTGCGTAGGTCATGCTGTTCGCGCCGGCCAGCGTTACGCTGGTGGACTTCCCGGGAAGTGCCGCGATGCCGAGCGGCTGACCGCTGACACCGGAGCCGGAGAGCGCAGCGAGGTCTTTCGCGATGGCGAGAACTTTCATCAAATCCTCGCGAACGAAGGATTCAACGTCAGGCGTTGACTGTGCAAGAAGCTGGAACGTGAACGCCGTAGCAGCGGCGAGCCGGTGCGGAGTGAGCGACACCTGGCCAACGGTCTGCTGGCTTGCGGTGATCGTCGCGTCTTCGGAAAGCCACGCGGCAGTTGCGCCGCCGGTCTGCGAAGGAATTGCAAGGTTGCCTTTGAGGCCGGAGATAACCCGAGCGCCCATTGCCACGACATACATTTGATTTCGCAGCAACTCAATGAGCGACTGCCCCTGCGGTCCGGTTTCCACCAGCGCACCAGCGGCGGAAAACACGTTGGTGGTCAGCGCCCGCTTGTGCGTCATAACGTCGTGCGGGATGTAAAGACCTTGCGTAGCGCGACCGGAGGATTTCGCAACCTCGTCGGAAACTTCAAACTCAAGGCAGTTGATGCGCTGGCCGGTTTTGACGCCGAGCGTAAGGTTGTTGATCGCGCGGACGAGCGAGTATTCGCCGAGGTCGCGCGCCGTCATGCCGATGCCCTTATCCTCTGCGGCAATGCGGGTCACGCCCTCGAAAGCGTCGAGAGCTTCGGTGCGGAAGGCGTCGAAATCAGCCTCGCCGGTCTTGTGGCGACCGGCGATTTCCGTCGCGGCCTGCTTCCACTGCGGATGTTTCAGGCCGGAAACGTAGGAATCAATTTTGGCGCAGCGTTGTTTGAACTCAGCGACGGCGGCGTTGCGCTCGCTGAGAGGGTCAATGGTGACTGAGGGAGTGGTAGGTGCGGCGGGCGTGGTCATGGTGGATTGATTAAGCTGTGTTGATTGTTTAGGTGCATTAAGGATATTGTCAACGGTTATTTCGCGAAGCTCGCTTTTTCCTTCTTCCTCGCGGGCGCGACCGACGCCAACGGTGATGTCGGCGGGGATTGTCACCATGCTCGCTTCGTGCGGTGCCCACTTGAATTTGTAGATCGGCAGGCCGTCGCGCGTGCCGATTTGCGTGCCCTCATCCGTGATCGAATAGCCTACGCTGGTATCCTTCAAAATCCCTTCCTCAATCCGCGTCCGGTAGCTGGCCACATCGGCGGCGGCAGACAGCTTGGCCGTCACGTAGCATTTGCCGTCGCGCATTTCCGGCGCGGAGATTGTGCCAAGCTGAATGTTGCGGTCGTGATTGAAAAGCAACGCGGCCCCAGCTTTTAGCCGTTCGGCATCCATGCCCTGTTCGTGATCGAGAACTTCGAGATATTCCTCATCGTTCATCCAATCATACCGGCGATAGGGCGTATCGCTGGAAATGCTTAATTCCATCTCGCCGCTTTCCTTTTTTTCGCTGGTGCCCATGCGGTAAAGCACGGACGGAACTTTGATTGTGCGGGTGCTCATCGGGTCAGAAGTTGGCGAGGATCGCGGTTCACTATGGGCGCAGAGATAACCGCACGCGGCTTGATTGTCAACGTCCCTTTAGTATTTTTTACGGCAGGTGCCCGTTTGGGCTTTTTCGGGGTGGTCATACGCGGGCGGTTTTGCGCGCCTTCTTGGCCTTCGGTTTCGGCTCTTCCTCTTCGATTTCGTTCTCGTCTTCCTCGTCTTCCTCTTCCGGCTTGGCCGGTGCTGCTGCCGCCTGCGCGGGGTTATCCACGGTCAGCGCCGGGTCAATTCCAAGCGATTCTTGCAGCATGATTTCCTCGGCGCGCTCAAACATGATTTCCTCGAAATCCTCGCCATTGTCGGCGCACTCGCGGGAAAGGCTGCTCATGTGATTTGCCACGCGAAGCGCAGAAGCGTTGACCTCCTTGACCTCGTCCACTCCCTGCCAGCGTCGGCCTTGGAACACGGCATTGTTGAACTTGTCGAACTTGGAAAGCGGCAGCGGGATGGCCCCGGTGATTAGCGACATCTCAAGCCACGCCTCGAAAATCGGACGCTCGGCATAGTCAATGTCGAACGTCTGAATGAGCTTGAACATTTCATTCGAGTCTAGCTTTTGCAGCCGTCCAGCGGAAAAGTTGATCGCTTCGTAATCGCTGGCCATTGTCGAATAATTCGCGCCCGGCATACCGGCGCACTGGCTCCGCAGCATCGCCTTGCGGAAGTTCTCGAAATTGCCATTTGGATGTGTCGGGTCAATCGCCTGATACTTTACGCCCCACGGCAGCGCGCCGATGTCGCCAGGCCCCATTTGCTGCGTCGGCAAGCCAGTTTTCGGATCAACGGTAAAGGCCGCGCTTCCGCCTTCGGGTAGCACGTCGCTGTAAAGCCAGCCGGTTTTCGTCGCCTGCTGCCGTGCGGCAACGACCTCGGCGAGTTCATATTGATCGAGCTGCCGGGCTTTCGGAATTGTGGTCGCGACCCAAGGCGCTGGGCGGGTGCTGTCGGCCTCAACCGGGCGCGCGTAGTGCAGGATTTCGCTGGCCGGCACGCGGTCGTGAAGTCCTCCATTGACGCCGCCGTAACCGAACGCACCGCCGAGCGTGAACTGCCAATCGGTAGGCTGGCGCTTGATGAAGTAATACGCGACGGCCTTGCCGAGTCCCCACGATCCGAACTCATACTCGATTCCCATCCTCACCACGTTGCCGTTGCGAAGCGTGCAATTCGCAAAACGGTCGCACCATTCCGCATTGATGAGTTGCAGCGAAAATCCAAACTTGTTTACTTTCGGATCGCGGATGAGCCGGATGAAAAAGTCGCCGTCCCGCACGGCGGCGATTAGGCGAAGCTGCCGGAGCGTCTTGTAGTTTCGAGTGCCGCGGACGTCGCAGAACTCAGCGCGCTGCCATTCCTGCCACTTCTTTTCGATCAATGCGCGGGCGAAGATGTCCGGATCGCCGACCTTCACCTGCGCGCGGCTGCTGCCGTTCGTGCCCTGCCACGGGCGACTTGTTGGCGTGAACTCGCGCCCGTCGCGCTTTGCGAAGTAGGAGCGCACGCGGTCTTGGCGCGCATCGTATGCGCGGATTGCAGCCTTTTCTTCCGGCGTGTAAATCACGCGGTCCTCCTGCTCTTTTACCCGCGAGCGCAGCATGATACCTTCGCTGCCATAGACGTTCGCCCAAAGCGTCTCCCGATACGTCTGATAAAGCGGATTCGAGCGGAACAGGTCGCGCACGCGGGAAGTGAGCGCCCAGGCGTTCTGCCACATGTCGGCGTCGTCGCCGATTTGCGACACCGGCCAATCGCCATTGATGCCGCCGCCGACGCTGGCGATTTCGCGGAAGCCGCGAACCTGAACACCGGGGATTTCCTTTTTGCTACGGGAGAAGGGCCAGAGTTTCATTGAGCGACGCTTACGGGGTTGTTGTCATTGGCCGGCACGAACTGAATGGCGATGCGGTTGCCGGTCGTCACTCCTCGCGCTGCGTTGGCCGCTGCCGTTTCGCGGATGACCTCCGCACGATAGTATGTGAGCTGGTGCTGATATTCCTTGATCGATGCTCGGGAAAAGGATTGCCCGTTGAAGTTGACGCTCTGCCGCGTGGTCGCGTTGAACTCGGCAAGCACGGTCTTGAGAAGCGTCACTTGCGCCTGTGCGAACGATGGCGTCGCCGTCGCGGTCAGGTTTGGGAGGATGTTGATGATGCCGCTTTTCGCCGTGTAGCGGGTCGCGCCGGACGTGGCGTAAATGGCGAACGTGTATTGGCCGGGAGCGTAAGCAGCGGAGACTGCCGCCGTGATGGTGAACAGGAAATTGGTGCCGCTGGTCGTCGCCGTAACGGTGGTTGGCGCGGCAACCGAATTGTTAAGCACTAGGCTGGCGGTGTAGGTGCCCACCGCATAGTCGGGGAAATTCTCTGTGAATATGACGGTATCCCCGGCCTCGAATTGGGACGGAATACCGGAAACGGGATCGGGCATGGGCGGACTATTGCCCGCCG